AATTATTTTCAAGGATTACCAAATTTAATCATTAACAATGTTGAAGAACAAGTTGAAATGACACCTGTCATTGTTAGACCTAATGATAGACAAATACGGCAAGCTACACAATTGATTAGATTTGATAATATTAATGATCCACAAAACACTAGATGTCCAATAACACTTTCTAATTTTACAGATCAAGATTTAGTTACTAGAATAATATTTTGTGGACATATTTTTTCAACAGAAGCTTTACAAACATGGTTCGAAAATAATGTTAGGTGTCCTATGTGTAGATTTGATATTAGAGAGCACAGAAATAGATACAGATATAGTGATTTAAATACTGTTAATGAAGAAGAAACAGATATAAATGAAAATTACACTAATAATACTTATAATAATGATACAAACGATGAAGAAAATCAATTAAACAATGGAGAAACAACAACAGAGAATGAAAATAATAATCAAGATAATCATGAAGATAATGATGATTATCATTTTGGAAGTCTTGTATATGATAGTGTTGATGCACTTGTTAATGATGAACATTCTAATTTACAAATTACTAGTTCTTTTGAAACAATACCAATTAATAATAATTTATTAGATGTTTTTAATGATATTTCTAGTAATATAAATAGTGTAACTACTGGAAGAATTAACTTTATACAAAGATTCATTTCAGATGCATCTTTAAATAATGTTACTTCTTAGAAGTATTAGATAATTTATTTATTATTATATCTCTTTCTTTTTTTTCACGCTCTAATTCTTTTATCTCGTTTACCAAATAATTAATACTATATAAATGATTAATCGATGATTGTCTTTTTTTACTTAATATTTCTTCGGTTATTTCTATCTTATCAGAAAAACAGTAATGAACTAAATCAGGCTCTAATATAAATGGATTTAAATTTCCTTGGTGTTTATATACCTTTATATTTTTTAAATACTCATCATTATCAACAGGATCTTTTAAATTCCATTCTATCAATGTTTTTATGTTTATTATATCATTTAATTCATTTAAAAAATCATATTTTATTGTAAAATATGACAATGATCTTGCAATTTTACCTCTTGAATAGTTTGTTGGAATAAATATTTTCTTTTTATTATTAGTTCCCATTATATATCCAAATTTCTTGAAAATTTCGTTTTTATTAATTATTTCTTTACCTTTCATATCTAATATTTTTATGTCATCATCTATATTTAATTCTTTCGTATCCATATATTTAAAATTTTGTCTTATATTATTTAATTTTGTATTACAAAGATATAAATTATGTAAATCTGATCTCATCATTGTTCTCTTTTCTTTATTTTTAAATTTTGACTGAGGATATATATGTTCAACGTTTTTTTCTAAACTACCATCACCATATATGTCTATATCACCTATTTCATTATGTAAAATTTTTTTAGAATTTGGATATGTTAAATATTTATAGTTTTTGTTTATTTCACTTTTTAAATAATCTCTTAGTTTATTAGGTTCGGTTACTCTAAGAAGAGTTTTTGTTACATAAGAGTAAGTTGATGAGAATGAAATCATTATAAAAAACAATATAAAATACATAATTATTATATATTATAAACAAATTTATAAAATATCTAAAAGTATAATCTTATAATTATTATGGAAATTACTACATATTACAATTCCTTATCCTCTTCTATTATTAACATGCATCCATACATATATAATTCAATTGGAATATATGGTGTTTGGATTTTAATTCATTATGGAGCATCTAATTTATATGCGTATAATTGTAATAATTGGAGTATTTATGGTTTTATTAGTTCACCTTTATTAAGTAGTACTCCTTATTGTAAATCCCTAAATTGGGCAATAAATAAAGGTTCTGATGTTATAGATACTATGTGGGTAACTATTGGAACATGGGCTTCTGGTTATTTACTAAATAAGCAAGTATTTAAACATTAATTTCTAAATATAAATATAATGAAATATTCATATTTAGAAGGTTTCGATATTGGTATTGTTAGTGTTTTATTAGGTATCATTATGGATACAACAATATCTAGAAAGTCTTTATTAAAATTTTGGGAAAATGATAAAAATTTGGTTATTTCATGTTATAAAACTGTTTTCTTAAATATGTTATTATTAGGTCCTATTATATACAAAATTGCAAAGGAACTTATTATTAAAAATGATATAAATAATCACTTCGCAATAAAAGAATTTGTACCTTTGGTTATTATTCATAATATAGGGTATTATGTTCTTCACTACATAATGCATAAAAATAATAATTTTAGAAAATGGCACGAATATCATCACAGATTTACAAATCCTATCTTTCCATCAGTTGGACATGCGGTTACTACTGAAGAATTTTTATTTGTTTATGTTTTACCTTTTTTAGTTGGAGCTGTTATCGTTAATCCTAATATTAATAACTTTAGATCATCTATTAGCCTTATATCTTTTTTAAATTTAACTATACATTGTGAAGAATTCAGACATATTAAATATCCACCTTATATTGTTTCTCCACTAAATCACACTGAACATCACCATAGAAGTCATGAATCAAAAGAAACATTCTCTGCACCACTTGTTAATATGGATTATGTTATTGAACAATTTATCAATAAAGAAAATTAAATACTACTATGAATTTTCTAACCACCACATATTATAAACATTCGCTTCCTCTTTTTCTCCTATAATATGTTTAATACCTTCTTCAAACGAATATTTTTCATTTGTAACTATATTCAAATAAAATCCATAATTGTATTGAATTAAATCTGCTGAATATGAATTATTATCATAAATAAATTTCCATGTATCATGTATACTTTTTTCATGGTCCATTATACTAATTCACAATACAACATATTTAAATTATTTTAAAATATATATTCTATGGTTAGGCATGAAATTCATCATCACTTAATTTCTCAAGAAATTTTATTAAACATACTCTTTCTTCTTTATTCAAAATACCTAATGAAACATTTATATAATATATTGGATTTTTACTACGGTTTAAAAATGACGGAAGAAAGTTTTCTATAAAATTGTTTTGATTTATTTTATTTCGTAATTTATAAAATCTTCTAAGATAACTTCTCATATTAGGTGTTAATCCTTGAATTAAAGCAACATCGTCATTTAAAAATCTAAATATATCGTTCTCTAACCAATTTATGTCAGCATTTGGTTCATAATAATATGCATGATTCCATCTATTAAAATAAAGTTCTAATAAATGTTTTTTTGTATTACAATAAGATATTATGTCATCACGTAATTCTTTACTTTGAATATTATATGTATAAGGAACTATGTTTTCTCTTATTATATCATATGGGATTTTATTCATTAACTTATCTAAACACTTTTTTTTAAGTCTATTAAATAATAATATGTTTGATTTAATATAAATAATGTAGTAATCATTATTGATGATAATATTAATAATTCACGACTTATCCATAATTCATTTTCGGATTTTTTAATAGGTTTAAATATTGTTTCTTCGTTTGGTTTAAAGTCATCATCTATTAATTTTACTTCACGACATAGTAATTTTACTTCACCTTTTATTATCTCTCTATTTGGTAAAATTAAAGGGTAATCAGACGATATATCCATTATTTTATTATTAAAATTATTCTTTAAATATTAATAATAAATTAATTTACATATTATTCAACGGAGCTCAACAAAAAGTCGGTTTTGCTCCTTTCTTTGCTGGTGCTACTGTACCTAAGCTTCTTGTTCTTCTTAACTTTGATTTTACAAAACTTGTATCATAAGTTTTATTATTATCTTCATTCAAATTCACTTTTGATACTGCATTTGCTCTTCTATCCTGTGTAAATTGAGAAGAATCTTGTCTTGTAACGTTTTTGATTCCTTTACCAGATGATGGGCCTGCTCTTGCTGCTAATACTGGCATTCTTGATGGTCTTACATTTGTATTTATACTACTTTGTATTACATCACTAGTATCTAAATACTTTTTAGGTTGTAAGTTTGCACCTAATCTTCTATTCCATGCAAAAAAACTTGAAGCATCTCTAGAATATATTTTAGGTCCTGTTATAAAAGATTCTTTACTCATATAGTATATTAAAAGAAAATTTTTTTATTAACTATTATCATCTCTTTTGTATTTTAAATTCTCTATGAATGTTTTCGAAATTGGTGAAATCTTAGGTATCATATTTACTAATAATAAATACGCATTCTTGTAATCGTCTATCTTTAAATAAAATTGTAAAAGAGGAATTATGTTTTCTAAATATTTTTGCTTGTCGAAAAATTTTTCGTGATCAATAACTTTCTCCATTATATTATTTTATCTTTTTTGTTTTCTTTAATTTACGAACTCTTTTTTTGGATTTTTTTTGCTTTTTTGATTTTCTATTAATTTTACGTTTCTTTGATTTTTTACCACCGAACCAGGCACTTTTATTTTTTATTTGAGCAATATATTTACCAGGTTTATAGTAATTGTTTCTCCATCTCATTATTACACTATTTATTGTAGGTGCCATTCGCTTATAAGTATCTTTATCTTGCCCCGTAAGATACTCGTTAGGTTCTCCATACATACTAAATAGAATAGCTCCTTTCCCTGGTTGTTCACTCTCGTCAAATTTAAGACGATTATCACTTAAAAATTGCATAAATTTTCCAGCCCAAATTTTACCCAAACCAGTTGGTGTATATCCTTTATCAACTTCGGGTTTTACATAACGACTATTATTGATTTTTGCGTGCACATTAGTCGCATTTTCATTTCCTGTAATTGGTTTCACTTGGTTTGTTATTGGGTCTGTATATGTTGAATTCCATACAATCGATTCTATCCCTGCATGAGATGACATTTTAAATTCTGGATTATTATAGAAAAAATTACGCATTTTTTCTTGAATGTTTCTTTTATTCTTAGGTACTTCGAAAACACCACCCTTCATTATATATTACTTATATAATTTCTCTCATGAAATTCTTGGAAAGGTCATTTTGATATCGATAATACGGACTTTCAAATATCTACCTCCCACTCCATATTTTCAATGCTTCAAAGTAAATCACGAGAGAAATGAGAGAAGATAAGTTATTAATCAATTGTACGTATACTATTATTAATTTGATTCATAATGTTTCTAAAAATCATTATTTTTTTTACTTTATTTGGATCTGGATCATAGGGGTCTTCTCTATAAGTACTATTTTCGTTCATTAATGCATTTTCAAGATCTGTTAAACTCATCATATTCCCATTATGTATATTCAATATATGTACTGCATGACCTAAAATAACTCTTTTTAAGGCGTTTGTATTTCTATTCCTTGTTCTCTCTAGTGAAGATTTAAATGCTTCTGATTTCCAATCATTTACAGCATTATTTATTAGCTTTTTCCTAGTAATATCATCTGGATATTCGTTAAATATTCTTCCAGTAGCAATCAACATTAGAATCTGATTAATATGTGGTTGTTCATTACCTCCTTTTTGTTTTTTTATTGATTCTGCTAGTAGCATTTCACCTCTAGATCTTTTTCCTGATGAAGAAGATGATGAAGAAGATGATGAAGATGATGATGATGAAGAAGATGATGAAGAAGATGATGAAGATGATGATGAAGAAGATGATGAAGATGATGATGAAGAGGATAAATCTTCTAATGGAGATAAGGAAGGTCGTCTTGGTGTACTATTTAGTAAATTGAGAGTTGCTCTTGAATTTCGTGGTCCTCTTCTTACAAATGAATTAAAAACTATTAAAGATGGCGGAGGAGATGGTGGAGGAGATGATGGTGCGTTTGGACGAGTATCATTTGCCCACATAGCATCCTGTCGCATCTTGCTCCTCTCGGAATTACTTTTGGGGACACTTCTTCTACTTGCCTGCATCACTGATGCTTGATCTTCTCCCCTAGCGAGATCACTGGCATCGATATTTCTAGATGCATCTCGTGCAATTGTGTTTCTTGATTCATCAATTCTTACTTTTTTTCTAGCTTGTTCTTCTTCCATTCCACCTTTCTTCTTTCTAGATTTTCTTTTTGCTCCTCCAATACTTTTACTTCTTTGTCTTTTAGTTGAAACCTTTTTATTATCATTTAATGGTAAAGATTTTGGGGCTTTTTGCTTTTGTTTTTTTCTAGTATTTTGTGTATATGGTTTTCTTTTACGTGTTTTACCTGTAATATCTATTAATGGTAATGAATGCCCAAGAGAACGCATTGAAGGAAATATTGTTTCTGCTGCTCTCTCTGCTGCTGTTATTGCAATTGCCTTTGTTCGTGCTTCAGATTTTCGATTTGAATATCTTTTATTTGCTTCAATACTAGAAGTATCCATTCCTCCCTTCTTTCCTTTCTTTTTCTTATTTTTTTTTTGTGATGATACTTGTTGATCATCATACATCCAAGAATCATCCTGTTCATTTTGAATTATCGTTTGCCTATTAGTAAGATCTTCTTTCTTGAATTTATCAATGTATTCAATCAATTCTTCATTATCATCTATAATTTTATCATAACCCATAACTATATGATTTATCTGTTGTAGACTGAACTTATCATCTTTAGTTTGTTGTTCTGGTACTTCTATACCTTTTTCACGTGTCATTTTTAATCTATCAAGTGTATTTTTTTCGGCATCTTTCATTTGTTTCTTTCTATCTCTCCAATGCTTGATATCATTTTCAAATCTAGCTTTAAACCCATCTAATTTATCGCTTATTTGGGATATTTCTTTTAATGTAGTTGCATTTTGAGTAAAATTTTTCATTTCTTTTTTCAATTTATTAATTTGATCACCGTTGGCTTGAATTTCACTCATCATATCACTTCTTGTAATTCGAGCCACTTCTTTAAAATCACCATTTTCTACCGCTTGTACAAGTTCTTTTTCATTTTTACTAACAGTAGTATTACCTCTTTCATTTTGTTCTTCTAAAGCTCTATTTAACGATGCTTTCATAGTAAGATCTTTTAGTTCTTTATATGCTTCATTTTCTTTTTTTTTTAATTCATTAACTCTAGATGAAGAAGACGTAGGAACAGAAGATGATGAAATTGATAATCTATCTAAACTTTCTTCTGCTTGCTCAATAGTTCTTGTTATTTTTTCTACTTCTTTAGACATATATTATGTTAACATTAAAAAATATAATTAATTGCTTGTTATTATATTCAATCACGATGATCTTGTAAAGTATTTGTTAAGTGTCTGAATATTATTTTTATCATTAGAAATTTCATTTAAGTATTTATCAAATAGTATAGACTTAACTTCCTTGTTTCTGTAATCCTCAATCTTTTTTTCCATTTTTAATTTATCATCACCTAACTCATCTTTTATCAACTTAATCTTTTTCTTGAATTCCTTTACTTTAAATAATTTCTTTTTAAATTCTGGAATGTCTTCTAAAACTAGAGCGAATAATTGTTGAACAGGTTTCATAATTTGATTTGTAATATAATGTGCATAATCAGGTTTTAAATTGTTTTCAATCATAAAGGTAGGAGTTTCTACTTTATCTCCTTGTAATTTTGGATTATCTTTATTATGAAAGTAAACAAAAGCAATTCTATCACCAGATGAAGGTTTATTACCAGGATCACGTTTAGCTATTCTATCAGCAAGAACTTTGTGAGCGATAGATTCAGGATTTTTATAATTTGAACGCAATGATTTTGTAATAATTAATTTATCTAAAGGATATTTTCCTGATTTTAACTTTTCTAAACAAGAAGATAAGAAATCAACCGCTTTTTGTATATTTTGTTCTTTCATTAAGATATCAATAATTCCACCATAAACATCTTTTACTATTGGTGCATTATCTCTTCTTTTAAGAACTATACCCATACTTTTTTGCTTACATTTGTTAACATCATTTTCATATAACATACCTACATATCTTTTTTTAGATAATAAACAGAATGGCATAAATGTTTTCTCATATTCTAGATCATGTGGTTTTTTCAAAAATTTTGATGCAAGTTCTCCTGCTTGAATAGCAAGTTCAATAGTAATTTCAAGAGCATCTTTTCCAACAATTTTTTTTCCAGTTTTTGGATCCTCTGGATGAAATGCAAAGAACACACTATCCGTGTCACCATATATGTACTCAGCTTTTGTTCTAACTTCTCCAAATTTACTAGTATGACATATTGAATCCCCATATACTTCTTCAATAATTCTTTTAGCATATGTTAATAATAACCTACCTGTAGCAGTAGTTGAAGCTGCAACATCTTTTTCATAAAATGTACTAGTCTTGGCTCCACATTGACCATATAAAGAGTTAGCAGTAACTTTATAACTAAGTTGTCTTTTATCTAATATGTTTTGCATAAAAGGATCTTTTTCAGTTTTAATTTTTTTTCTAGTATCCTTTCTTGCTTTCAATAATTCTTCTAGAATAGAAGGCATAATTGCTTTCTCTCCATTTGGAAATTGTGCCCATCTGCATATTTTTTTACCTGATAATGTTTTTACGGAAGCTGCACCAACACGAGGACGTATGTATTTAAATGTATCATATGTAATGTCTACATATTCATATCCTTCTAAGTTGTCAAATATATATTCTCCATTTTCATTTTTCTCTCCATATTCATAAATAAGGTTTCCTTGGAGGTCATACTCTTTAGTCCAAACTTTACTATCATGTGATAGATTTTCACTAATCATTGATGAAGGATAGAGAGAAGCATAATCTACACAAGCAACAGGTGTTTCTAAATACAAATTACATTTTGGATCTAACACTATAGCACCTTCATAACCATCATCATTAAATTTTTTATCAACTACAGGCATTAATGTATCTTTTTCTCTACATTTTTTAGCTATAAAACTAGTTAATTTAATTCCTTGACCTCTCATAACCAAGAAATTCATAGGAACACTACAAATTTTCGACATTTCAACATAACCAGTAATAACATCAATTTTGTTCATGAGATGATGAACTAGGTTACAATCTTGAATACAATATTTAGCAATTATAGCCTTTTGATCTGGCCCTTCATTAGTCATTCTGAATATATCCTGTGGTGTGACATCATCTTTTGCCATTCCCCATCTAACACTTTTTGTCATATCAAATTTTTCTATACTGTCAAGAATAAATGAATTTTCTTCAAAATTAATATCTACAATTTTAAACTTATCACCATCCTTATAATAATCTGTACTATGACTAGTTTCTTCAAAATGAACAAAACTTCCTACAAATAATCCAGTCATATTTGTTGTGTATATTTTTGTTTGACCTCCAATTTCTTCATATTTCGAAACTTTATCTCCTATAAATTGACTAGCAACATAATCTAGTTTATATGAATCTAAATTATAATCTCTTCTGAAATAATTATATAAATCAACTTGTAATCTTCCTGTCATATTAACATATTTAAGATTGTGTTCTCCACTAGCAATTACAATTTTACTTTGAGCTATTCTAAATTTTCCGTTACTATATTCTTCATGACATATTTCTTTTTTTATTCGAGATAATTCTAAAAATTGTCTATCACATTTAAGTTCTTTCGATCTTTCATACATGAAACTATAATCAAAACCAAATATATTGTATCCAATTATTATATCAGGATCTTCTTTCAAGATAAGATCTTTCCAAGCAAGTAATAAATCTTTTTCACTGTACACAGTATCAATTACAGTTTTTTTTTGAGATAATTGATCACAATCATCTAAAACTAAACAATGATTTAAATATGGCTCTGCTTCTCCATATTTCCAAAAAGTAGAACCAACAAAAGTAACCTTGTCACCATGCAATTCCGGAAATTTTTTATCAAAAGATTTAGTTAAGAATGTAATTTTCTCATCATATTCATATGAGCTATTTGTAATTAAATCATAAACTGATACTTCTTTTTTTAGAAATTTACTTTTCTTTTTTCCAAATGTTGACCAATGAGGAGTACCTTCTTCCTCTTCTTCTTCAAAATCAAACGACGGAGACTCATCATCTTTTTTTTCATCCGTTTTAATTCTATCTTTTAACCATTCTTTTATTATAGCTGCTAGTTCGTCTTTATCTATTCTTTCTTGTTTAGGATAGACACTATCTATCTCTTCTATATTTCCATGACCAAATGCTGATAATACTAACTTTTCTATAAGTGCTTTTGCCTTTATATCAGATAATGATTTTTGACTTTTCCAATAATCAATTATATTTACTGCTAACCTTTTATAATCTTTTACAGGTAAAGGAAAATCTCCGTGACTACTACTAGCTTCTATATCAAAACTACATATCTTATATGGAACTTGTGTCTCCTTATCATTTAATGGTGTTATATCACCGAATTTTATTTTAAATTCTCTTTTACACCTTGTCTTTTTTGAACTTTCCGAAACTTCACGAAATTTATCTAACCTAATCCAACCCGAAGGACTAATATTTTCAATGTGAAAATATCTCAGAAGTGGGGGGATATTGGCTTCATATAATCTAGTATAAGTTCCTTTGAATAAATATCCTCTTTTTAATTTTTCTTTGTTATCATCATCATAAAATAGATATTTTATCTTATTCATAATAAATGTATTTTTGAATTTCATTTCAATAAAATTATGATTAATTCCACCATCAAAACCATATAATTTTTTACGTTTTACTAATTTATATGATATTATACTATCATGCCAATATTGTTTTAAAGTTTTCTTCATTTCTTCAACATAACTTTTAACATCTTTATCTTTCCATGAATCTCCAACTTTTATGTAGAAGAATGGTAAATAATCAGTTACTGTTATTGAAGCAGTTTCACCTTTTTCATTTATTCCAAACATTTCTATTTCAAATTGTTTATCATCCTTAAAAGAATTATTGTTTTCATCATCGTCATCAATATCTTCAAATGAAATATTTCTAACTGTAAAATCAAACAAACGATATTCTAATGCCATTATTATTATTTATAATTATAATTTTAAATAATTATAAATCAATTTTAAACGTATTTATTACTTGTTTTTTTATTATTTTTAATTATATTAATATTTATAATTAAAAAGATTTAGAAATAAAATATAGTAATTATTTAATGAGCGAGTTTAAAGTTTCTTCTCTAGAAAACCACGGTAGCAATGACTATAACAATCCTTACGAAAGTCCTCTTATAATTAAAAGTTGTGATTTTAATGCCATTGTGCAAAAGTTACGTGACTTTTTCTTGAAACGTGGATATGTCGAAGTACATACTCAAAATCGTCTTAGCATATTAGCAGCTTGTGAAGACCCATTTACAGTATCTACATATGAATATGTAAATCAAGTTTGGCCTTTACCTCAAACAGGTCAAATGTGGTTAGAATATGAATTACTAAAAAATCCAAATGTACCTGGTTATTTTTGTGTAAGCACAAGTTATAGAAATGAACCTAATCCTGTACCTGGAAGACATAATTTAATTTTCCCAATGTTTGAATTTGAGATGAAAGGAGGTATGGATGAATTGATTCAAATGGAAAAGGATTTATTGATACATCTTGGATACGATGCATCTAAATTTATTTCTGGTAAATACTTGGATGTTGCTGCTGAATATGGAACTACGGAATTAGAAAATGTACATGAAAATTCCCTTTATAAAGATAAGACACCAACATTTTTCTTGACTGATTTTCCAGAATTTACTAGTCCTTTTTGGAATATGAAAAGACATGATGATCCTAAAGAAGGAACAGCAAATAAAATAGATGTTATTATGAGCGGTCAAGAAACGATTGGTTCTGCTGAAAGAGAAACTGATATTGAAATTATGAGAGATAGATTTATGACAATTATGGATGGCGCATATAAAGATAAAATGTATGAGTTATTTGGTGAGGATAGAACTATGTCAGAGCTAAAAGAATTTTTCAAGTTTGATTTCTTTAAGCGTTCTGGTGGAGGAATCGGTGTAACTCGTCTTATTCGTTCTATGAAATTAGAAGGATTAATGTAATGTAATTCGATTTATAATTATATTTTAAATAATTATAAATTAATTTTATACATATTTATTAGTTATTTCTATTAGTTTTTTTTTATTTTCATCGTCAGTGATGGTATGACCAGCAATAGTAAAATGTATTTTTGAATGAGGAATTAATTGATGTAGTTCATATGCTGCATATGGAGGACAAACCATATCATATCTACCGTGAATTATTTCTACAGGTATATTTTTTAATAATTTGTATTTTTCCTTATTTTTCAAAAAATTATTAGGAATAAATAAGTTATTTTTAAAATAATGATATTCCATTTTTGCTATTGTTTTGTAATAATCATTTTTCAATAACTCTTTTTTTACTTGTTTTTCTGTTTTAGGAACTAAACTTAAAATTTCGTCTTCCCATCTAGCCCAGTTAAACATAAATTTATCTTTTGTTTTATTACCATATTTACCTTCTATTCTCTTACCATAAGCTTCCATTATATTATCTCTCTCATCTTCAGGTACTATTTTTAAATAATTTTCCCATTTTTCAGGAAAGAAATAATTTGCACCTTTACCGTTATTTATCCAATCTATTTCGTCTTTTCCTCCTAAGAATATACCTCTTAATATTAGCTCAGATACTATTTCGGGATGTTTTAAAGCATATATTAATGATAATGTTGATCCCCATGATCCACCCCACAACATCCATTTTTTTATATTAAGTTTCTCTCTAATTCTTTCAAAATCTTTTATTAATTCATGTGTATTATTATCTTTTAATTCCCCGTATGGTTTACTTTTACCACATCCCCTTTGATCAACCATAACTACATAATATTTCTTTGGATTAAAGTATCGTGCTGTTTCTGGATATGTTTTACCTCCTGGTCCTCCACGTACAACTAATACTGGTTTACCTTTCTTGTTACCATAACACGAATAGTAAACAGAATGAATACCTGATTTTAGATAGTCACTTGATAACATTTTTGTTTTAGAATATAAATTTTTTACTTTTTTAGTACTTTTATTTTTTCTTTTTATTTTTCTTGTTTTTTTACCACCAATTATATCCTCTCTTTTTTTATTTTCAGATTCTTCTTCTAAAAATTGCATCAATCCAGAAACACTTCGATCAGGTTCGAATTTTTTTATTTCTTTATTTTCGATTGTTGCAAATTGAGGAAAACTTGTTACATCATCAGTATTTACATCAATATCATCAAGTGTGTTTCTATTTATGTATGCAATTCTTGTTTTACATTTTGGATGTTTTCTTTTAAATACATTTGTTGCTTCAGACCAGATTGGGGAAGCTCTTTCACACGCAGGACATCCATCTAAATAAATCATACAAACAATTTTTAAATTACCCTTAATATCATCATTCATTTCACGTATCTTTTTTGTTTCACTTCTTTTTTTTATAAGATATACTTTTACCATATATAATATTGTTATATTTATTTTATCACATAATTATATATGTATAAAGTTACCACCAAATTTATTTTAGCTATAACATTATTTTTAATTGGATTATATTTTGTATTAACTTATAAAAGTGAAGATGTTATTGAAAGCTTCACTGGTAAAAGATGTCCTGATATGTTAATACAAAAAGGAGATAAAATATATTTATATAATTCTAAACTTGCTGAAATTCCAGGAGTTAATCCAATACAGTTCGATAATTTAGAAGAATATTCTGAATTTGTTCAATGGCAAAGAAGTCAAAACATTAGATGTCCATTATTGTTTCTACAACAATCATACGATGTTCAAGGTAAATCTGTTTATAAAATAAAAGATCCTAATAACTTACAAAATAATCTTCCTTCAGAAAAAATTAAACCAACTACTGATAATCAGATGAAATCTAAATTATTAGATTCTCATCGTGACGATAAACCATACAATCAAAATTCATATCCAGGTTTTGATCAACAAAATCAATATGTAGGACTAAATACACCTTTAGATAAGTTATACAGTATGGATGAAGTTACACGTAAATATAGTCCTAACGCTATGATGACTAATTGGGGAGGTGTTAAGTATAGTAACAATGTAGTTGAACATGAAATTATTGCTAATAAATTGAAAAATAATTAATATTTATCAATATCATTAAATGGATAAGCAAAGCAACTAAAACTACACATTACTTCTTTTCTACCTTCAAATGCTAGAATTGAATCAACTAATATTTTAGAAAGTTCTCCATCACTTGGATAATGAATACCAGCTTTAATTCTAACTTCATTACATCTTTCAGCTAAGTTTTCAAATAAACTTTTTTTATTTGGATATTTTTCTGATAAAATATGTGATAAATAATAAGCTTGGAATGCATGACCAGCAGGAAGAGCTGGAGTATTACCTGTTTTTGATTCTAAATAATCTATACTTGGATCAACTTGATAAGGTCTTGGACGATTTATTACATATTTCAAAAATAATCCTGAACAATTTAATAAAAGATTAGATATAATTCTTGTTAGTTCTTTTTCATCTTCTTCAACATAAGGTAAAAATGCTTTTGTTACACTAGGATCTGTTAAATAAAAAAATTCTTTATCTTCATATGTTCTAGTTTTTGTAATTTCCTTCACTAAATTTGCTTCATCATTATCATAAATAGGTATAGTCGGTAAATAGTATGAATATCTAGGAAGTGTATAACAATACACGATGAATAATGTCAATAAAAATATTAAATGTTCATTTTTTAGTTCCATATATATATTATAAAATAAAATTTTTTGTAATATATATAATATATGCTCAAGCACGTAGAAGCTCTTGAAGTTGTTGCATTACCAATGTTAGTATACGATTATGTTAAAACTTTTAAACTTGATAATAATCAAACAATAGAAGAGTATTTGAGTAAACCACATGAAGAACTCCAAGATCTTTCACCACAAAGAAAAGAAGTTTTAACAAATATTAAAAATTATGCACCACATGGTAAAGTTATTGATTTCATTAGTGATAAAAATACTGATTTACAGGTTGCTATTACATTAAGTGAAAATACTAAAAGAATATGCGTTGTATTTAGGGGAAGTGAATCATTAAAAGATTGGTGGTTTGATTTACAATTTAGCAAAATAATTTTACATGATGATATTAAGGTTCATAAAGGTTTTCATTCTCAATTACATACAAATAACAATTATGAAAGAATAAGAGATTGTGTAAAAACTTTATTAGAAAAAGAAGAATATAAAGATTATGCAATTTGTATTACTGGACATAGTTTAGGTGGTGCATTATGTACACTGTTTGGATATGAATTATCAAGAGAAATAGAACAAAATATTACTGTTGTATCTTTCGCTAGTCCAAGAGTAGGAGGTATAAATTTTAGAAAAGCTTTTGATGATAAGACAAATTTAACTCATTATAGATTTACTAATAATAGAGATGTTGTAACTGTTCTTTTTATGTTTGGATATAAACATGTAGGAATTAATGTACATGTTAAACCGAATGATGTTGAAATTATTTCAAATTATAGTAATGAAGATGGTTGTCATTGTAATAATACTTTATTAAATTTTTATAGTATATCTGATCACAATATAGATTTCTATTATGAAAATATTAAAAATAATCCTTGGGATGATGAAGGCGAACCAATTAATACAAATAATGTAGATGTTTCAGTACATGAAGATTTATTTGATAATGTTAATAATTTATTAAAAGAAAAACTCGAAGAAGTCAAGGAAAAGGTTGAAGAAGTCAAAGAGAATGTTGAAGATGCTAAGGAAAAAGTACAAGAGAAGGTTGAAGAAGTCAAAGAAAAGGTTGAAGATGTTAAGGAAAAAGTCCAAGAGAAGGTTGAAGATGCTAAGGAAAAAGTCCAAGAGAAGCTTGAAGATGCTAAGGAAAAAGTCCAAGAGAAGGTTGAAGATGTTAAGGAAAAAGTCCAAGAGAAGGTTAAAGATGTTAACGAAGAAGTCAATGAAAAGGTTGAAGATGCTAAGGAAAAAGTACAAGAAAAGATTGAAGAAAAGATTGAAGAAAAGATTGAAGAAAAAGTTGAAGATGCTACACAACAATTATTGAATAAGGTAAATGAAAATGTTTAATAAAATTATTTAGCAAATATAATATTAATATATTTTATAACAATGAACTTTGGTTTTGGGTTTGGTAAGTCAGCAGCACCTAAAGTGAAGAGTGAAAAAGAACAAGCAGAAGAGTTTGCAGCATATAGATTTTCGAGTCCAGAGTTGGCAAATCAGACGGCAGATGAAACTGGAAATCAAGGCCAACCAGATTTACTTAGAGGATTATTGGGAAAGACAGGTACTATGGAGCAAAGATACGAAGCTCTGAAAACAGAATGGGCTGGAATGAAAAAAGGTAACTCTTTTCAATGGTCCAATATTAATCCATTCAGTGCAGGTGGGAAAAGATATCGTAAAAGTCGTAAAAGTCGTAAGACAAAGGGAGGTAAGAAATCAAAGAAGTCTAAGAAGTCTAAGAAGACTAGAAAGACAAGAAGAAAATCAAGAAAACATTAAAATTTATAAATAATTATAATATATTATTTATAAATGGGATCATCCATGGAATTTTTAACAGTATTGTATCTTGCATTACTTTATTATTCAACCAAAAAAGCCGTAGATAGTTATGTTATTTCAAACAAAATAAAAAACAATAGTACATGTAAAAATTATTTTAATGAAATGTTAAATAATGAAAGATTAAATAATGAAACATTAAATAATGAAACATTAACTAATGAAACATTAAATAATGAAACATTTACTAATTATACAACTGAAAAAGATATATATGAATTTAAAATGGAGGATTTATATGCATTATAATTCTAAAAAATATTCTAAACAGTATCTAGAAATTTAGAACACATATTCAAATTTTTTTGGAATTCGGCAATAGAATTAAATTTATTCAATAGTTCTGTATTTTGACTGTCACTATTTAGAATATCAGGGTTATTTTTTATAATAGATAACATTTTTAAACTCGCTTGCTCGTCTAAATTGAATATCAAATTGTTAAAATATGTTGATTTTTTTGAAAGATCAAGATCTTCTGATATTTTTTCATTTTTAAACTTAATATTATTATTAACATCTTTATTTTCAAAACTTTCTTGATTTGTAAAAAAATTATCTAATTTAATTACATTACTTATAATAAGTAATAAAATAATAACGAATAATCCAATTGGTATGTATATATACAAATCCATTATATATACATATTAAATATTATATTTATCTAATCTTTGCCAAAAAATAGGATACACTAATAATATCATCATCTTCTTTATTTTTGTAAAATTCACCATCAAATATATATTCAAAGTTGAAATATTTTAATATACTTTCATGGTCTGTAAAAAGAGTTGTATATTCTTGATGTTTTGGTATTTGTAAAACATGTATAAGATATTTACCTCTCATATTTTCTCTCAAGAATCTCTTAAAATCTGGTAATTTTTCTATTATACACCAAGTAGTATCAGCCATTAATAATACACTTGGATTTAATGAATTTAATTTAAAAGCAGATGTTCCTTCAGTAACATCAATTACTTCAAATGAAACACCTTCTAAATTACCAAAACTATTTTTAGCTTTAGCAACAGCAGATGATGCATTATCTATTCCAATTATCTTCTTATAAAATGTATAATTTTTAAGAAAATTACAAAAACATCCTAAACCACACCCTATATCAACTAATACTTTACATCTTAAAAATTTATTAGCATATTCTGCTAAAAATTTTACAATTTGTTTCTTCTCATTACATAACATTAATGATTGTTGCCAAGGATCATTAGACATTGAATAAATTTGTTCTGTTGATAATTTTTGTGAAATAATATCGTCTGTAAGTGAATCTCCCATACTATAAAATTATATTAAAAAATTTACAATTTTATCTATTGTCTTTTTGCTAATTTTTCTACTTTTATTATTTTTATCAACTGTACATAACTCATATAACTCTTTAGGATTATTCTCACATATTTCTATTAATTTCTTTAAATTAACGCAATGATCTAATATTACTTTTGATATCTTACTACTTACACCTGGTATTTGATTTAACATTATTATATATATATTATCTTTTGTTACGTTTGCTTTTTTCTCAGTTTTTAATGTTTGGTCATATGAAACCTTTTCATAAGTTAATTTACCCTTTTTAAATTCTCTGTTTAATTTATCACAATATCTAATTATAAATTCAGCTGTTTCACTAGTCCCTAGTGTATTTATTACTGAAAAACCCTTAAAGTAATTTAAATCAGTCATTGCCGAATATAAGGCTCTTTTTTCTAATCTTCCTTTAATTTCATTATAGTTGTTTAAATTTCCTTCAATTATATAAACTATATTATGATTATTCAAAGATATTGAATTGATTAATCTTTCTGACTGTTCAATAAATCTACCATCTTTTATACTTGCAGCTAAATCATATAATGTTTTTCTCTCAAAAATAACTAATGGATTATCGGACAAATCACTAATAATTACATCTCCTAAATCCAAACTCTTTGATGTAATATTTAAACTTAGGTCTAAAGTTACATTATCATTTTCTAATTTTGGAAATAATTCCAACTCACGACAATCAACAACAATATTCATATTAAATATACTAATAACTAATATGTATTTAAGTAAAAATAAAAATAACAAACTTAACCTAAAAGTTTCTTTGGTGCTTGGTATCTGTATTGACGAGCACCAGCTGCAAACATACATACCATAACTTGTTGATCTGGGGCTCTAGCTAAAAGAGTACCTTTGGGAATTCTTGGATATGCTGAAGCTTGAATGATACCACTCTTTGCAGGTCCTCCACAAGCGTTGGAGGATGTTGAATTAATTAAAGAATTTACGTTCTTTGCTCTTCCTTCTAAAGTGCGCATTATATATATCCAATATATTTTTTTTTGATAATATCAATAATAAAACAATATAAATATATAAATGACTAAATATATATGAGTAAACTGGATGATGATATTATTAAACAAGGAGAAAAATTAATTTTTAATCCATTTAATAATTTGAACAATGAAATTACAGCAAACGATGTTCAATCTATCCTAAATCGTTATGGATTACCTGGAAAAATTACAAATATCAATTTATATAAGAGGGCTTTTGATCATCGCTCTTATACAAAAAGACCTGAACTTGAAAATGAAAAAAATGGTATTATTATTACTGAGCAACCTATAGATTGTTTACCATTAAGAAGTAAATCAAATGAACGATTGGAATTTCTTGGTGATGGTGTACTTGAATGTATAGTTAAATTTTATTTATACAGACGTTTTCCTAAAGAAAATGAAGGTTTTATGACTGAAAAAAAAATTGCTTTAGTTAAAAATGAAGCTATAGGAAAAATTGCTTATGAAATGAGATTACATAAATGGTATATAATTTCTAAACACGCTGAGGAAAAAGGTATTAGGACTAACTTGAAAAAATTAGGATGTCTTTTTGAATCTTTTTTAGGTGCACTATTTTTAGATTTTAATAAAACCGAAATTATCGATGAAAATGCTATATTTCAAAATTTTTTTGTAACTGGTCCTGGATTTCAGTTTGCACAAATTTTCGTTGAAAATGTTTTTGAAAAACACGTCAACTGGAATGAATTAATTAATAATGATGATAATTTTAAAAATATTTTACAAGTTAAAATCCAAAAAGAATTTAAAGTAACACCTAGTTATATTGAAATTGAAGAATATGATGCAGAAGTTGGATATACGATGGGTGTATATATTTGTTTAGGACAACAAATACACGAAGTTAAAATTGATGATGCTATATCATTTAGAACACTTGGTAGTTTCGAAAAAGTTCATGAAATAGCAGAAAATAATGATGGAAAAGCATTCATATTTTTATCTAAGTCTGTTCACAAAATTAAAAAGAAAGCTGAACAAGACGCTTGTGCAAAATCTATTGATTTAATTGATTAAATTGTTTAACTTTTAATGTATTTAAATAATATATATGACCACCTTACAAAGATTATTTAATAAACCAATACCTTCTAAAAAAAAAGAATTTGATATTATTATCAATAGTTCAATTACTGATGAAGAAGGAAAACCACAAGTTTTAGATATAATTATTGAAGATAAAACTAATGAAAATATTGTCAATAGAAATAAATTTATTAAATCTATTAAAAGCAAAAATAAAGTAATTGATAGTATTTTACAAAAGGTAGAAAAAGACGATGATATTGAACCACAAAAGAAAGAAAAAATTAAAAAAGATGCTATTAATAAACTTATTATAAAGCCTTCACAAAAGAAAAAATTAAAAGAAATGCAAACAGACACCTCGATTGCTGCTGTAGCAGAAATAAAATCTATAGAAATTGGAGGAGAAATTCTTGAAAATAGATTACCTGCTGATAAAGATCCAAAACCTATATTAAAATCAACTTATTTCATGAATAACAGAGAGAAGTTTATAAATTTTATTAATAATTTATTAAAACCTTATCGAAAAGAAATTTTAGAAGAGGAAAAGGAAACATGTGAATCATATAAGGGTCCAAAAAAAGATAGATCATTATTTACACACCAGAAACTAGTTAGAGATTATATCAATTTATACACACCATATAAAGGTGTTTTAATTTATCATGGATTGGGTTCAGGTAAAACATGTTCTTCTATTGCAATTGCAGAAAATATTTTAAAAAATGTATCTATTATCACTGCTGAATCAATGATTACAAAGAGAAAAATAATGGTACTAACACCTGCATCATTAAGAACTAATTATATTGAAGAAATAAAAACTTGTGGCAATCCTATCTACAAAAAAAAGCAATTTTGGGAATTCATCAGTATTCAAGAAAACCCAGAGTTATTAGAAATTCTTTCTACTGCACTTAATCTACCAACTAATTACATACAAACTCAACAAGGAGCATGGTTGGTTAATGTTAAAAAAGAAAGTAATTATGATACATTAACTGAAATACAACAAAAAAGTCTCAATACACAACTTAGAACAATGATTGATCAAAAATTCATTTTTCATAATTATAACGGTTCTTTATCTAGAAAAAGTAAATTAAAAGAACTTACTGCTAGTTATACAAAAAATTTATTTGATAATAAAGTTGTCATTATTGATG